TCACGTACTCACCGACTCACGTACTCACCTGTGTTGCAATAAAAAAAGCCCACTGGAAGGCGCGAGTGCCTTCAAGTGGGCTCGACCCGATATTCGCCGCGGCGAACTCGGAACAATACCAGTTACAGTTTTCAGTCGTCAGTCGTCAGTCGTCAGTCGTCAGTCGTCAGTCGTTAGTTTTCAGTTTTCAGAACTCAGCGTCGACTGACGACTGAAAACTGATAACTGACAACTCATTTGATCATTCTCTCGATCGCGACCCGAAAGTGCTGGATGCGACCGTCTTGGACGCTCAACGTGAGCCCGGCCTCGCCGTAAAAGCCGCGCCGGGAGGCGTCGGCCAAAAGCTGCGCGAGCGCCTGTTCGACGCGCTGGATCATGTTCATTTGCGGCGTGGTTTCGACTCGCGATTGAATCATGGCGTCACTATAGCAAATCGACAGAACAAGTTCCACAAGAAGTTTTGGCCACCTTGTCAATTCGTAGCACGGACTTCAGTCCGTGCTACTCTTCGCGGCCGTGCACCGCCAGGTTCTTTTGCTCTTGGTCGTAGTCGAGGCCCAGGTGTTGGCTCCAGGTTTGTGGGGAGAGGACGCCGCTGCGCCAGGCGATGCGGTCGACCTTAGCTTGCTGCAATTGGTCGCGGACGTGGAGCGACGGCGGCATGATCTGGATTTCGACCAGGTCGCGAGTGTTATCCGGCAGCTCGCCGGCGGCGATGGCGTTGTCGACGACGCGCCACATCACGGCCCGGTCCTGCTCAATCATGCTGGCTTGCAGGCGCTCGAACATTTTCATGGCGGGGCCCTCGGCGACCATGGTCGAGGCGTAGTTTGCGTTCGAGGCATCGGACGTGAACATGAACTCGGGCATCACGAGGCGCGCGGCGATGGCTCGCAGCTCGGCCTGCAGCACGGCGACGAAGCTGGCCGCGTCGAGTCCGCTGGCCGGGAAGTCGTACTCCATGCCGGCCGGCGCGTCGAGGATCGTGCCGGGGCCGTATTGCGAGAAGTGCCGCGAGCGGCCGGAGAGGCTGTCGTTCACCGTCGCATCGGCGCCCGCGGCCACGAACTGCTCGATGCCGCTGCGGCTCGCGCCGCGGTGCTTGCGCACCAGCGCGATGGCCGACTGGATCTCGGCCACGATACTCATGTTCCGCAGCAGGCGCTCGGCGCGGCGCAAGTTTTTGCGGACGGGCGTGTAGAGCGGCAGGCCGCGCTTGACGTTGAAATCGACATTCGCGCGGCGGTGCTGCACCTCGGCGGCGTCGACGAATTCACCATCGACGTAATAGCCGTGCACGGTTTCGACGTCGGCCGTTTCGGTCTGGATGCCGAAGCTGGCGGATGGATCGGCGGCCAGTTCGGTGGGGGTGCCGACCTGCTCCGGCTCGATGAAGCGGACGCGCGTCATGCCGTCGCGATCGGCAAAAAAGCGCAGGAACGCCTCGCCGTCGCGATCGAGGCGGCGGACAATTTCCTGCTGCCGAAGCTGCCAGCGGTTTTCGCGCGCGAAGCGTTCGATCAACTTTTGCACCGCGAGCGCCGCGTCGTGAGGGGCATCCATCCCTTTGCACACCGCCGCGCGGTAGCTGTGGCCGGGGCCGACGATGTAGCTGATGCGATTCTCATGTCCGTTGATCGCGAATTCATTGGTGGCGGCCAGCCGGCGGCACTGGTTGCGAAGCTCGGCGAGCATGTGCTCGTTGAATGGCCCTTCGCCCGCTCGGCTGGAAGCGCCATTGGCTGAGCCGACGGGCAGCCACCAGCCGTCGATCGAGTCGGCATACGCCTCGCGGGGATCGACGAAGTTGTCCCAGAGGGCATCGAACGCCTCGAGCAGCCGGGTTTCGATATTCATTGCACCGATTGCCATTGTTATCTCCTTTGAGTGCGTAGCTAAGAATGCCTCACGCAAAGGCGCCAAGGCGCCAAGGACGCGAAGATCGACGTTGCGGACTTTGCGCCGTAGCGCCTTTGCGTGAGTTCTTCATGGGGTTCACCGTTTCACCAGATGGGTAGGCGATCTCCTAAACCATCGTCGTTGTTCGCTCCATGCACTACGTCCTCGGCGAGGCGGAGGGCCATTTCGAGGGCGTCGGGGCCGTCGTCGTGGGCAGCGGCTGGGAAGTCGCGCAGCTGGTCCACGAGCAATCTCGTGGAATTCGACCGGGCGAGGAACCGCAGCCGCCGCTGCGACAGGTACGGTCCGAGCCGGCGGATCCGCACCAGCTTGTTGGCGTGATTGTGGATGGCGGCCGGCACGACAAAAGTCAGGCCGCGGCGCGCCAGCTCGGCGGCGAATTCGCCACAGAGCAATTCCTGGTACTGGTTGGCCTCGACGCCGAAGGCAGTGGGCCGGAAACGAGCGCAAAGGGCCACGCCGTCGGCGACCATCTGGGGCGTTGGCCGCCGCGCCAAATCGGCTTCGATGTAGATCACGCCGCGCGGGTCGATGCCGAGCATCACGTAGGCCGAATAGTCGCCGCGGTGGGCGTCGCGGCCTTTGCTGGGGTCTAGTGCGATGGCTCGGATCAGCAGCTCGTCGGGCCAGCGCTCGAACCAGATGTGTTCTGCGAAATAGGCGTCGGGCCATTCGCACAGGTCGGGATCGACGGGCGAGCCCTGCTTTTCGCGTTCGAAGGCGGTGCGGCCGCTTTCCACGCGCATCCGCATCAGCGTGTACAAGTCTTCGACGGCGGGCCAGAGGACGACGGCGCCGGCGTCCATTTCGGCCTGATGCTGGTTGTAGAAGTCGGCCGCACGTTGCCCGGCGTCGGGCCGATCGAGGTCGCAGTAAATCGACTCCCACCGTTCCCAGAGGTCCATGTTTATCGGCCACGTCCCGATGGCGGGGAAGCAAGCCGAGATCCAACCGGCCGATTGGTGCAGCTCCAGCGCGAGCGCTTCGCGATGCAGCGCCGTAGCCAGGTTGACCACGTTGGTTTGCGCGGTGCCCGCTTTGAGCAGCGTGCCGTGGAACCACCGCCGCGAGGCGTCGCGCTGGGCAGGGGAGGCGATGTGGCTGTCGTTCTGCAGATCGTCGCACACGATGAGCGTCGGCCGGTAGGCCCGGCGGCGGCGACCACGAATCGATTGGCCCGTGCCGTAGGCCTCGATCACCACGCCGTTGGCAAGTTCCACCGAGTTGGATCGCCAATGTCGTCCCTGCCGCACCGCCTGCGGATAGGCGGCGGCAAGCTGCGGGTTGTCGGACAGCTCGACCTTGACGTTTTCCAGGTGCGTCTGGGCCTGCTCTTTCGTGTCGGAGACGATCCAGATGTAATCTTCGAGCTCTTCCAGCGCGGTCCGCAGCACGTAGCACAACGTGGCGATGGTCGACTTGGCGCTGCCGCGCGGGCCAATGAGATTGACCTTCGTGCCGCGCTGGCTGGGCATTCGATCGAGCTGTTTGCCGAGCCACTCGTGCATGGCCGAGGGCGGCTTGGCGAAATGCCGCGGCAAGAACGCGCGGCCCCAGGCCAGCGTAGTTCGCGGCGGATCGCAGGGGAGGTCGCCGCACATTGGCTCGGCTCGCGCGGCAAGCGATTGGACGACGAGGCCGGTCGAGAGGCGGTCGAGCGCCTTCGGATCAATATCGTCACGAACTTTGGAGACGGATTCGGCGTCCATTCGCTCGCTTATCATGGGGTGTCGTCCTCCAAGCCCGCCTGGTCGGCTGGCGGCGAGTCCGTTCGTTGCTCGCCGGCAATTGCTTCCGCGGCGGCATCCGCCGCATTGGCTCCATCGCTGAGGTCCCATTGGCTGTCGAGCAGCATCTGGCGCGCGGAAGCGGCGAGCGCGTTCAAGCGATCGAGGATCCGTTGCCGTTCGGCGGCGTCGCGGACTTCGTCGCACAGAATGCCGGACAGGATCTCGATGAACGCTTTCAATTGGCGTGATTGAATCGCGCCCGGTCCGCGCGGCCCGTAGCGCTCCGGTGCGCGTCGTTCCAGCCACCACACCGAGGCCCGCCAATGCTTCTCGTCCTTGGCGGCCTGCTGGACGTTTCGCATGTGATTCAATTCGGCGCCGGCCTCGGCGCGGCAGACCCCGTCGGCGAAGGCGGGGTCGCGCTGCATGGTTTGGCGAATGGCGGCCAGCGAGCAGCCGACGAAATTGGCCGCCGTCTGCCGGTCGCAGCCGACGGAGAGAATGCCGTAGATTTGGCCTTTCTGCTCGTCGGTAAGTGTGCTGAAAATGAGCTGGCATGTCATTCGTTTCCTCGACTTCGTACCGGGGACTTCAGTCCGTTGTTCGGGTCGTACGGATTGAAGTGCGTTGCTCGACTCGTACGGACTGAAGTCCGTGCTACGTTCCTTCCACGTACTCGAACGACACGACGGCCCGGCCGGCTGCGCTGCGGTAGGTGGGGAACTTCGAGTTCCGGCCGGCGCCGCGGCTCTTTTTCACGTTGACGGTTTTCCACAGCGGCGAGCGGCGGCAGTGGCGGATCAAGGCCGGGTGGCTGCTGGTGACGTTGATTCGCAAGCCCTCGGCCCGATGCAGGGAAGCCACCGCCGCGATGGCCCGCATGCCGATGCCAATGCCTTGATAGTCGGGCAGCGTCACGATGCGGGTGAAGCGGCGATGGTTTTTCTTGGTGATCACGGGCACGGTGGCGCAAAAGTTCACCGGGATTCCTTCCCAAGTCGTCAGGTAGCAGCGAGCGGCTACGGCGAGCGAGCCGCTCAGATAGTGATGACGCTTAAACAGTTGCCAAGCATCCATCCGGCAGCGATGGATTTCCAATCGGATCGCCGGCCGTTGAAACCGACCCCCGGCAGAGCCGGGGGCTGACCTCACGAGTTGGCAGGTGGCCATGTCGAGCACCCAGTCGGGCTCCAGCCATTCGGCGACGTCGTAGTGGCAGGTGACAGCCACGAATCGGCAGGGGATGTGCCCCCGGCGAATGCCCTTGGCGACGGCGGCGGAACAGACTTTGGCCACATTGCGGTCGACGACGCTGGTGAATTCGTCGAAGACGACGAGGGGTTTGGCGTCGGCCGCAAGGCCGAACTTACTGCCGGGAGATTAGGCCTTGCGGCCGACGCTAACCGCCAATGCCCGCGCCAAGTCGCAGCGGAAGCGTTCGCCGCCACTGAGCACGTGGTAGGGCTTGATCCACGAGGGCGGCGAACCGAAGCCGACCGCGGTAAACAGAGCGACGACCTGCCGCACGGGAAGCCCCTCAAAGCAATCCACCACGGCGCGATCGGCCGGCCAATCGGCGCCGGTGTACAGTTCGGCAGCAAAGGCTCGGCGCGCGATCGTGCTCTTGCCGCTGCCGGAAGGGCCGACCAAGAG